CTAAAAAGCCGGTTGAAACAATCAGTAAGACCTTCAAGCTACATCAAATTCAATATGATTTTCACCATTCCCAAGCCCTGTATCGAGGATTTGTGGGTGGCATCGGTTGCACCGCTCCAGAAACTCTTCTGGGCGGTATACCAATTGGCGATCTTACTTCTTCTGGGGGAGAATGCCGGACTCTATTAGGTGACGCTCTAAGATCACCATCTTTCTGTAAGGGGAAAGCTGATCTTTATCGAGTGACAATGGAATCAGGTCGAGAGGTAACGGTAACCTTAGCCCACCGTTTTCTAACGCCAGAAGGCTGGATTCCTCTGAGCAAATTGCGTATCGGCTCTTTATTAGCTGCTGATGGTAGCGAAGATGCGATTCGTGACTTGGGAAAACCCATAGATTTGAAGGGTGATTATTGGCGGGGACTTCATCGTGATGATGTACAGTCTCACCCGATTCAAGCATTCTATTTAGACAAAATTCAGCAATCCTTCGAGCGAATTTCCGGCAATCGCTCCATTCAATCTGGGATTTTCCACCCTTCCATTGGCGATTCTTTGGCCCAGAAGCATTGCCAGCCTTCCTCATCTGGAGAGTCTTATCATGCTTCAACATTCTCCTGCGTATCACTTCAGCATCAACACTATAAAGCCTGCCCAAATCAATCGTTGACATTCCTTCCTTATATTGACAAACAACCTGATCCATTGGCAATTGATGAATTGGATTCCTTGCGCCCCTTCCGGCAAACACGCCATTCCTCCGAAGAACTCTTGAAACTTGACTTTGACCAATGCCAAGTTGAGCAGCAACAATCTTCTGATTTTTATGGGCATTCCATAAATCAACCACAATATTATCCATATAGCCTCCGAGAGTGCTTAGGTTCAATTACTTATACTAATTCATTCTGGGACAAAGTTCAAGATATATCATTTATAAAACATGGTGATTTTTATGATTTAACGGTTCCCGGTCTTGAGCATTATTCTGCTGCTGGGCTTTATCACCACAATAGTGGAAAGTCATGGGTTGGAGCTTACGATTTGCTACGCCGGGCGATGAGTGATGATGGCAAGGGCCGCCTCTACATGGTCATTTCCCCGACCTACAATATGCTCCAAGACGCAACCATGCGAACAATCAACCAGTTGGGAGAAGAATTAGAAATAATCCGAGAGAAGTGGAAACAGCCTCCCCGCCTTGTTCTTACAAATGGATCAGAAATTATCTTCCGTTCCGGTGACGATCCAGACAAGCTACGGGGGCCAAACATTAGCGGAATCTGGATGGATGAAGCCTCGATCATGGAGGAAGAGGTATTCAATATTTGCATTGGTCGTTTGCGGGAAGGCGGAAAAGCTGGATGGCTAACATCAACCTTCACGCCCAAGGGAATGAGCCATTGGACTTACAATGTATTCGGCAAAGGGGATCGTGAGAACACGGAGCTATTTAAATCCAAGACCTCCCAGAACCCGTTTCTTGCTGGAGAGTTCATTAAGGCAGTTTCCAAGCAATATTCAGACAAGCAGGCGAATCAGGAATTAGATGGCGAATTCGTCGATCAGGAGGGCGCAGAGTGGCCATCCGCCCATTTCGGTGAACATATCTGGTTTGAAGAGTGGCCTGTAAATTCCAACATTAAAATCAAAACTATGTCAGTTGACCCGTCCAAAGGTAAAGATGCACGGCATGGGGATTATACGGCAATTATTAAATTAGCCCGTGATAATAACGGAATCATCTATTGCGATGCCGAATTGAAGCGCATGGATGCCGAAACAATGGTAGCCAAGGTGGTGGCAGAGGCTGAGGCATTTGAGCCGGATGGCCTTGGAATTGAAACAAACCAATTCCAGCATCTACTAGCTACGCAAATACTTGAAGAATCAAAAAGGCAAGGAAATGCTATTCCAATCATGCAAATCTATAATAATATAAACAAAGATGTGCGTATTAGGAGGCTGGGGCCATACCTCGCCAATAAACTAATTCGATTCAAGCGTAGTGAAGGCACTCGACTCCTTGTTGCACAGCTGCGTGAGTTCCCGCTTGGGAAACATGATGATGGGCCGGATGCCTTGGAAATGGCATTGCGGACTATGATTTCCATCTGGAATGGCAAGCGGGCTCCACTGGCAAGAAGGATAATCGCATGAATACTTGGCAGAAAATCATCAATTTCCTTCTTCCGCCAAAACCTACCGGAGAGCATGGCAAGCGTGTCAAGAGGAACTTGCGTGAAAATGTACTCACGAATGATTTTTGGCTTGGCAATTATGTCGATCTTCTCGACCGTTTCCGTGATGGAGGCGTGTTCGCTTATCCAATCTCGAATCCACAGGATCGGCGTTACGGATCGAATTTCCCATTCTGGTACTCAGAGCAACAGTTATCTATTATTCGGGCTCAAGCCCGGCTTGTTACCACTACGAATCCAAATGCAATTGGACTCCTTAACGGATTATGCAGTTATGTCATTGGCAGTGGATTCAATTACCGTGTTGCCCCAAAGGGAACAATCGAGATCGACGAATCCACAGTGCGACGATGCCAAGATGTACTCGACAGATTCCTGAATGAGAACGAATGGGATTTGATGGAGGACGAGATTTTCAAGCGTTCCCGAACTGATGGCGAATGCTTCCTCCGTCTGTTCCCTCAACCTTCTGGACGGTTATTGATTCGCACAATTGAGCCAGAGCAAGTCTATCAACCACCCGGTGAAGACTTCGCCCATTGGTCATATGGAATTGAAACTGACCCAGACGATGTATTTAACATAATGAATTATTACATCGACTATAACGCTCCAAAGGGCGAAGAGGAGCGGGATGCCACTGCTGGAAATGTAAATGGCGAAACAGTACCAGCCGATAGGATTATCCACATCAAGTGCAATGTTCCAAAGGCAATTAAGCGAGGATTGTCAGATTTTAGCTACGATACGCTAGATACATTTTCAACTTCGGCCAAGCTACGCAAGAATTTGGGAGAAGGCGCATCAGTTCAATCGGCAATTGCTGCTGTACGCCAGCATGATGCAGCGTCTGCGTCTCAAGTTGAGGCATTTGTCGATGACATGATCGATTATTCGGTGGCCAATGCACCAAGTGGGCGACAGACAGATTATCAGCGTATTGAGCCGGGTACATTCTTAGACATTCCAAAGGGAATGAATTATGTTAAACCACCCGGAGCAGATAGCGCAAAAGATCATCTGGAGATCTTCCAATCGCTACTTCGCTCAGCTGGCAATCGACACAATGCGCCAGAGTGGCTATCTTCGGCCAATGTGGCTGGGGCAAACTATGCTTCCAGCTTGACGGCTGAATCTCCATTCCTTCGCAACTGCGTTAGGATGCAGACATTCTACCGACGATACTTCTTGCGGATTGCCCGTGAAGCAATTCGTACTGCTGCCGAGATGGGTACTCTGCCAATCAACATCTTGGATGTTATTGATGTTATGGTCACTCCTCCAGCAGTAGAGGCCCGTGACAAGATTGCTGATTCTCAAGCTAACCAGACATACATGACAATGGGTATTAAATCTGCCCAGACAATCACTCAAGAGCTTGGCCTTAATTTTGACGCAGAACAGCGCAACATTGAGCAGCAAGCTGAGAAGATGGCATCTGAAATTGCACCCGGTCAAGAGGATTCTTCCCAAGTGTCTGATTCTGCTCTGAACGGGTTGCAAATTGAGAATCTGGTAGGAATCGTCATGAGGGTAGCAACTGGGCAGATTCCAGTTGAAGTTGGCAGATCAATTGCGTCTGCTGCATTCCCATTAATGCCTCAAGACCAGATCAATGCCATTTTCCCTGAATCGCTACACGGGACGCAAGAGTTGCCTCCTCACTCCGCTGGACGGTCAGATCCAACGGGGCAAGATCCAATGGCTGAACAGCCTGAAGATCCATTACAGGTAGCTCCAGTGCAGGAGTCTAATGACGAAGGTAAATACGGCCACATAACTTTCACGCCTCCTGATTCAGTGCGTAAAGCTGCCAAGCGTGGATTAGAACTAAGGAAGAAGTATGGGCGAGGCGGAACTGCAATTGGCGTAGCCCGTGCAAGGGATCTAATGAATGGTGCAGAACTATCTCCATCAACCATTAATCGCATGGTTAGTTACTTTGCCCGTCACGAAGTGGACAAGAAGGGCGAAGGATGGGGCAAAGATTCAGCTGGGTACATTGCATGGCTATTGTGGGGTGGAGACTCAGGAAAGTCTTGGGCAAGCAAAGTTTCCAAGCAGATGGATGCAGCGGATAAAAAGAAATGATCCAAGTCAATGCTGAGCATGATCCGCTTGATCTATGCAACCTGACTGTAGCTTTTATGCTACAGTTGGGTACAGTGAACGAGATTGTCAAGCATCAACCGGATAACGCACAAGCCATTGAGAAGAAGCAGTATTTAGAGAGCGGATTAAAAACTCACATAGCTGAATGCGATAGATGCCGGAATTCCCTAAAGGATGAGTGATATGGATTTCAAAGATAGGATCAAAGAGTTTAGGCGGATAAAGGCCAGTGATCTTTTAGCTAATCCGCTAAACCATAGAGTTCATCCAGAAAAGCAGCGCAAAGCATTACGCAAGACTCTAAAAGAGATTGGCTTTGCTGGAGCGTTATTGTGCCGTGAGCATGATGGCAAGTTGATCTTGCTTGATGGTCATATGCGGGCAGCTGAGTGTGGCGATGCCGAAATTCCAGTCCTAATTCTTGATGTGAATGAGGATGAAGGAAACAAGATACTTGCCTCGTATGATGCCATCGGATCAATGGCAAAAATTGACGAGAAGATTTTAAATGATCTGATGGATTCATTCACTAGCGATATTGGTGATGTATTCGGTGAAGTGAATTCATCAGGAAATATTTTTGAGGAAGACGAAGAGAAACAGAGGAAAAAAGAGGAGGAGGAAAACGAATTAAGGGAGAAGGAGCAAAAGGAAGATAAGGCAAGACGAGAGCGGATAAAGAGTGGCGAAGAATTATTAGGTGTTAAGCCGGGAGAACTGTGGAAAATTAGGGATGGTTCTTACATCTACTGCGGTAGTTATAAGGACAAGATTTTCACAGATATGTTTATTGAGATGGCAAATTTTGGGGCAAAGACACGAACAT